CCATTCCACTCTTTAACCATTTCTTTGTAAGGAAATGCTTGTCCCGATCTATCAGATATAGCTTGAGATCTTTTTCCGCTTGCGTATGACATTAGACTCCATCTCCAAAATAAGTTTGTGGTGAAATATAAACAGAAGTTCTTGAACCATCTTCATTTAGTGCTCTTAATAATTCATCTTCATACAATTGTTTTAACAATTGAATTCTGTCTGGTGATCTTTTTTGTGCTAAATAATATGCAAGACCTGAACACATACACGGTAGAAATCTATAGGCTACATCTGCTTGATTTGTAAAAGCACCAGCATCTTCAATTCTATTTATACTGTAAAATTTTAATCTTGTATAAGTAGATGCATCAGGTGTTAAATATAAACTTATAGTTGGTGTCGTTTGTCTATCAACATAATATTGAGAGGGTTGTCCTGTTTGATATTTATTAGGTAAAGCTGAGTATGCTGATCTATCTATTTTTGTTAAAGCAACATCTTGAGTGTTTGCAGTATTAGATGCAGTTGCTGTAGTCGAAATATAAGCTTCTAAAACATCATTCACGTTAGATGCAACTGAATAAACAGAAGTTCCAGCCACAAGAGCTATATCATTTAATTCAACCTTCCAAAGATGAATTCCTCTGTTACCCCACTCTGAAAATAAAAGATTTAAACTTCGTCTAGCAGATTTAATGTCATGACCACTGTTGGTTCGCATACCACATCTTTCGTATGCCTCTTCAATTATATCATCGATATTTAAATCGAATGCTGTAGTTCCTGACGTTGCCATAATTCATTACATTAAATCTTTATAATAATCTAAAGACTTTCCCGGTACTAATTGTTCATCTTGTAGACCCATGCCAGAAGTTCTAGCTGCGCCAAAACCTTTTTTAGATTTAGCTTCCATACCCATAGATGCTTTCATCATATTAGCTTCGATGGCTTTTCCTCTTTTTTTCTCGTAACTAGATAATTTGCCATCTTTATCCAAGTCAGCTTTTTTTGGGTTCTTTAACATTGTATCTCCTCCTGTATTCATTTTTAATAAATCAGCATGATAATCTTTTGTGCTTACTTTACTTAATT